GATATCACATATCCTGGATTTCCTTTTTTCTCCAACCACTCATAATATGATTTTATAAACAAAACAAGTTTTCGATAATCACTGCGTACAAAATTAGGAAACTGCTCCTCTATCATAGGAGATATCAGTTTTTCCAACTCTTCTGTGCGAGTGTTTAAAACTATGTTCTTTAAATTTACCATGTTACATTATTGAGGTTTGCTTTGCTTCGGTCTGTGTCACTAGAGATATGGATACTGAATCAGTATATCCCCTGTTGATTCTTATGATTCTGTTTTCTTTCACAAACAAGTCTTGGTTCTCTGGAATAGCAGTAATAGTTATACCGTACACAATACCCTCTGCTACCTCTGGATAAAACTTGGCACTAAGAGTCACAAGACCCTTTGCGTAGTCCACGGTTCCAATATTTTCATAAACATTGTATGCAGTTCCATCACTTCTATATTTTATTACATGGATGTTTCCGCTGCCATCGTCAACCAAATTGCAACCGTAAATCAATTCTCCAAAAGAGTTTTTGTGTGGGAAAGAGTTAGATGTAATAACAGAATCAGCACCCATTTTAAATTCTGATTGGTGTCCTTGATGCGGATGATAAACAGAGTTACCAAAATCAATATAAAATCCTTTAGACGCGGTTATTCTTCCAACATCCACAGTTTTACGCATCTTGATTTTTGTTTGATTGCTCAAAACAGAAGAATGAATTTTGTTTAAACCTTGAGTGAATTGAGAATAGTAAAAATTATTACCAAACGATCCCATTTGAGTATTGGAATAAGAAAATGCGTAAGCAACGGCAACTGCTTTTAGAGTTCCAGGTGATATGTTTATCTTCGCAGGATCGTATGTTATTTTAGAGTCAATTACCAAGTCGATGTAATCGGTGTCCACTATTTCAGGTATGATGGTCATAACTGATGCGTTATCTCGTAAAGTCTTAACTAAACTAGCCTTTTGACTATCTGTTAAAGCAGAACCACTCTTTGGTTTTATTGCTATGAAAACCTTTCCGTATTGTGGTGGAACAACTGTTTCTCCACCATAAACATATACAGATCCGGCATCAGCATAATTTTTATAGACAGCAGAGATATAATCGTTTTCTGTTACCGCACGATTTTGAGATTTATAAAATTTTGGTGCTAAAAACTTGATCTGCTCTGATGATTCTGTATCGCCTCCACCATTAGATGCAGTAACAACAGTAGGAGTTCCCAAATTTACTATGTTGTGAGTAAAAGTAGATATTTCATTTGCAACTGCACCATTCGTTTCAACATACTCAATAGAAACAACATTACCTGTTTGTGGCTGTTGTCCTAAAAATCCATCACCAAAATACAACTCGTACATTCCAGATTCTTTTTCTTGCAAAAAATAAACTTTGGATGTTGGTGTAAGATTTATGTAAGAAGAAACCTCAGACCACACACCATCTGCTCCAGTAGCGTCTGTAACTGAACTTTGAACACGAACTCTTATGGTGGTAGTGTCTATTTTGTCATTAGGAATTAGAAGAACAGAAGACTCTTTTCTGTTTCTGTCATAAACATAACTAACTCGTCGTATACTGCCTTCGTAAACTGTTATATTTTTAAAATCATTAGAATTGGTGTTAGCGTATGCGTTGTCTAGCAGAACAAACTTATATTGTGATCCTTCAGGATCAACCCCTATGAATTCTGAACCACGAGACAAATAGGTGTTCGTGGTGATGCTTCCACCAGTGATAGGAACTGTCAATACCGCCTTTGCTGCTCTGGTTGATCGTGGGGTATATCCTAGTTGCTTTGCGTGAGATGCAATAGAGGGTCTAAGAACAGCACTGTCCAAAAACATCTCATTTGCAACCATATTAGCATAAAACCCCTGATAGTGGGTATTGTATGCCAATACATCCAAAACTGTGCTCAACACAGAACCGTCAAAATTATAATCCTTGAGAGTGGTTTGTGATTCCAAAAAAGATTTCAACGAAGCCTTTGCTTCACTAAAATCAAGACCAACCACATTAAAACTGTCTGCGCTTTGTGCCATTAGCGTATCCTCTCAAGGAATGTGGTTATTCTGTCAACCGCCCCTATTGATTGTATAGAGTATTCCACCGATACCTCGTAACTGTTTGTGTCTGGATTTGCAACAACATCCACTATTATATTGCTAACTCTTGGCTCGTGTTTTCTTATAGTTTGAAGAATTCTGTCACGCATTTCAAAAGTGGTAATGGTGTCAATTGGTTCAAATAGCAAAGGTCGCAAAGACGCACCAATTTGTGGCTGAAACAATCGCTCACCGAAGGCAGTAGCCAATAAATTTTGTAGAGCCACCTTTATGGCTTTGCTGTCCTTGGTAAGCATCAAATCACTGGTTTTTGGATTTTTTATAAAATTAGGATCAATATCTGTATATGTGAAAGGCGGGGTTGGTATTTGGGATGGCATCAGCGTTTACCTAGTGTTAGATGTGAATTTATTGTTTTTGTAGATGTCGATATGACATCCGATAGAGAAGAGTCTGCTATTCCGTCTGCATGTAATCCATCCAATTCTGAAATATCACACCAGTGACAACACACAAATCCCATAGGAGTAAGCCCGTCTTCACATTTGAGGGGGCTAACAGCAAAGAACAACACATTATTTATTTCAAGTCCGTACCGAAAAGAGCATTGTGGTAGGTCAGAAACCCGTATTATTTCATTATGTCTCTCATCTAAAATATCCACCAATTCTTTATATCTGTTCAGTAGCACATCTTGAGACTCTAAAAGCATACTCTGAACTCCAGAACCACACGATTCGTGGGTAACAGAAAATCTTTTTATGGAACTGCCGTCTGCAAATCTTCCACCATTATGGAACTGAAAAACCAAAGATCTAGACGCTCGCACCAAAATTCGAAGTTCTGTCAGGGTTTCGTGGACATGACTGTGGGCATATGCCGTCTTCTTTTCTCGTTTTGTTTCTGCCAAAATATTTATTTTTTTCTTCTTAATCATTGTCCATAAACCAACAAACAAACCAACACCAAAAACTCCAATGATTTCTCCTATGGAGTAGACGATATGCGAATAAGAAGACAATTCTGTGTTGTGTTCTATCATCTGCTGGTTCCTCCACCACTAACAGAAGAATTTGCAGCACTAGCAAGTTGTTTAAACTGAGGGGTTATTATATCAGAAGATCCTATTTCGGCACTCAATTTGTTACATGGATCGTTTGATTCTCCCAACAGAGTACTGAAAAAATTTATTTTACTGTAATCTGATATTAGTGCAGCACCTTTCGCTATAGTGTTGATACTTGCACTAGCAACATCAGAAACAGCACCAGCCGCTTCCGATATTTTTGAATTTATGTTTTCTATTTGAGAATTAAAAGTTCTAGCAGCATCTTCTAAAGTGCTTAATGGTGCGCTATCAGAAAACTGTGATAGTATTCTTGTCAAATCTGCATTCACTCCACCAGAAATAGAAATTGCATTTCCACCGTTTCCTGTTAGGATTCCAACAGAAAGATTTACATCAAGACCCTCTATACCAAGTGCACAACCAAGACTCGCAGAAAAATTCATGCTTCCTATGGTGCTCATCAGTGTTTGAGGATTGCTCAATCTGTCTGCTTGGTCTTTGAATGTCTGTAAGTTGTCTCTTAAATTTGAAACTTTGCCCATCATTTCGTCTAATTTGCCAGCACCAATCCCTGCTGAAGACAAAGCCTGACCCAAATTTGACAAAGTTGAAACACCACCCTGCCCACCTTGCCCACCCACCACAACTGGAGTGAGTGCGTCTTTTAGCCTAGACAGAGTGTTATAAGAAGTCAACAACTCTGACCGTTGTGATCCAGCAGCGTCTCCGTTAGGGTTGCTAATAAATGATTTGCCCATCATCCCATTTATTAGAGACTTTTGTTCTTCTGTTAATTTTTGCTTACAAGGACAAGACATGTTTACCCCACCATTACCTTTGAAGATCCTGTTGGAGTGTGACCACAGGATGCTTGACTAGACTCTGTGCAAACTGGTATCCCACCAACAACGACTCGTGGATTTCCGTTAATCATAGTTGCAGCATCGTGTTCATTGTTTCCGTGGTCTTCTACAGGATTTCCTTCAACAACAACAGGATTTCCTTCAACAACAACGGAAGAATTTCCAACTAAAATAGTACCTCCAGCAGTATCTATGAATGCTCTACAAACTCCTGGCATTAGACAAGCCCTCCATCAATTACTGTTGGGTTTGGCGACGGGTCAATCGTTATAGACATTAAAGTAAATCCAGAATTGCTTTCAGTTGGCAAATAACCGTAGGATTGAGTAATCCCACAAATCCAATAGTACCCGTCCCGTTTTACAACATCTCCGTAATTGTAAACACGGTACACCGAAGTGTTTGGTTCGTATTTGCGATGGTCGCCTCGGTAATTCATTGCAATTTCACTTCTTTAGGTCGTAGAACTGCATCACCAGAATTCAACTCTATTCTGTCTCCAATGACACCAACTGATCCATCGGATATTAAAGAAATGGTAGAACCAGAAAATGCCATATTCCCTCTAGAATAGAATTCCATCTGCTCGCCAGATGCACGGAACTTTCCGTCGCATTGCAAGTTAACATCAGACTTTGCAAAAATGTTTATGTTACCGTCTATCTGTATGTTGCTACCATTTCCAATTATTGTTAGATTTATTGGGCCATCTACCACAAGATTCAACCCTTCTTTACCGCCGATGTATACCTTTTTATTGCCCAAGCAGATTTCATAATCATCTCCAACAATTCTTTGAACTCGGGTTCCATCAGGATTATTTTTCCATCCATTTGCTATTTCAGTAAATGTTCCAGATGCGTGATATTCGTGTATTCTTTCTGCACCTGGAGTGTCGTCATATTCTTTTATGTGTCCGCTTTCGGTAAACATGACATGATTGTGTGGATATACAGCATCATAAGGAGTTGTTGGTTCGCTCCACTGGCTTTTTCCTTCTTTTATATCTGGTGTACTCTGTATGTCTACTTTTGCTTCTGAAACCTTTTTACCAACAATTGTTGCCTCTATGACTTCAACGCTTTCATTTCTTGCTAGTCGGTTGGTGTCTGGTTCTTCAACAACAGACACTCCTATTGGAAACTGTTGATTTTGAACTCCCTCAAGTGTTGCTGGATATTTTCCACTTGGATCTGCAAACCCTTTTTCTGGGTCTGCTTCTTTTACGGGGATTCCACCGAAAGAACCAATCATAACCGGATCTTGTGCGTGTTCTCCATCTCTAAAAAAACCAAAAACATGAGAACCTATCAACAAACCAGTTGGCGATTGACCTATACCAGACAGGGCAGCACTTGTTAAAGGTTGCATTGGATATGCCCAAGGCAAACCATCTGTTGGAAGTTCTTGTTTGTTATCACTATGAAAACCAAACACACGAACTTTGCACCTACCGAGATACAATGGATCATTGTTGTCTTCTACAACACCATGCCACCAAACAAATCCTTCTCGTCCAGAAAATCCTCTCATACTCCCATTCCATTTCTAGAAAGTTCCATCTTGCAACTGTAAGATTTTCCAAAGGTGTGTCTTATAGAAGTAATCAGGTATTTTCCACTCAAATTTTTATCTTTCTTTTCTTCCTGAACTGCTTGATCTGCTGACACTTTTGGAACATATAGATTTATAACTTGTCCAACTCGTTTGGTGCTGTCTCCGTAAACACTTATGACTATTTTTTGAGTCAACATAGAATTTATGATATACTTTCTTTTCAAAAAGTAGTCTTCAAATTTCATGTTATCCTTTATCTGCTTGATATCATCGTAAACCGTAAAAGATGTAACAGGCAGATAGTAATATGCACACGGGTTGTTAAAATAAATTGGATCGTCCTTTTCACACGGCTTATAATATGGCATATCTCCAAGATTTGTTGTGGCATCAAAAACATCTGGTTCTCTGAACAACATCTCTCTGTATTCTTTTTTAGACAGATCGTGAACAGCCAACTTAGAAGATATTGTTCCTTCCATAACATTTTCTGCCATATTAAATCTACTCAACTCTTCAAGAGTTTGAACCTTATGAAATACAGCACTCAAAGGCCCATCAACTGCAAGACTGGTTGGAGAGCCGTCTGCATCTGCTGCATTTTCTTTGGTATAATAGTAATCGTGAACTACCGATGAACCCTCTTTTATGATTGCGGTTAGGCTCTTAAAAACATAACCGTCGAAAGTCTCATAGAATAAAAATGGACTATAATCTCCAGCAGAAGAACTAATAGCCTTACCAGCCAACCAAGCAATAGATTTAAATGGAGTATACGATTTGGGCAAAACGAACGAATAGTTGTCGTTTGTTTTTTCTACATCAAAACGATTTTCCCACACATCGCTAGGAAAATGTTTAGATACTACTGTTTTAACCATTTCAGAAACACTACCAGTGACATAATATCCACATCTTTGGGAGTAGTTTATGATTCCACCATCACTCATAAGGTGCAAAGTATACTCTTGCCCCTTTCCTTGTTTGTCTGTCAAATGTCTGTCAAGTTTGTAAACTCTGAACATCTTGGTTATTGGTTCAGCATTCTCTACATTACTTTTAAATTCTATCTCTATGGTTTCTTGACCGCTTATGGGAAGAACTTCTGGAATGTTCAAAGACTCATTCATCTTTATAGTTCCAGTCATGTACGGAGAAAAAATATCTTCAAAAAGTTCTATATTGGAATACAGATTCATTATGTTCATTTCTTTTTTGTTGACATTCGAACGCAATATCAACTTGGAGAGTTTATAGTCTCCAGCCTTTAATAAATTTTCTCCTATTCCTTGAGAAGACATGGATTAAACTCTCAAAAGTCCCTCTAGTTCTCGTTTAACTGTATCAAGATATCTTGGATGCAAAACCTTTATTTTTCTTCTTGATTCGTTAAGTCTCTGCTCGTAGATAAAATTGCTTACTGCATATGTGTCAACCGCATCTCCTGATATACCCATGTATTTCCCAATATAAGTTTCCCAAAAACCAAGTTCTGATCCGCTAAGAGTTGTACTCTGTCGTATACCTGTTTCTGGTGGTTTTTTTCCAAACACATGAAGGTTTGTATAGGAATTGTATTGATTTGTTTGTTTGCTGAACGGATCTACAGTTATAAAATCTTGTGCTATAGTATCTGTTGAAGGAGACTGTTGTTCAAAGTGATGAACGGCGGTGTTAGAAGACAAAACTCTTTTTATATTAACCGATACATTTGTTCCACCCGATAACCCAAGTGTAGCCCCACCAACATAAAACGGAGAATATGTGACAATTTTAGAGAGAGTTGGGTGATACTCTAATATCGAAGAAGACACATCATTTTGAGATAATGTACAACCAGCATAAAGATTGGTGTTGTACAAATATGAATTTGTTTGATCGGTAAAAAATATAGAGTATGTGTTGTATTTCTTTGAAATGTAATCTTGAAGAACCGTGTCAGATTTATACCAATCGTGATACGGATCAATTATATCGTTTGCCAACAATATAATCCAATGTTCTTCTGGATTGCCGTAAACTCTATCTGATATGTGCTCTGGACGCTCTCCATCTTTGATGTGATACTCAATGAATGCGCCAACAGAATTCTTTACATCTTCAGAAAATGAAACACGCCTAATTATGTTTCTAGCCAAAACATATTTTTTCTCATCACCAATATTTGATGGATAAGATAAAATTGGAAACTTTGAAAAGTACATCAGTAGCCTTTCTCCACAGTTTCTCTTGTGAGTTGCATGACCTCTGACATTGTTAGTGTTAGTGTCATGGCTGTTGGTGCGTTGTTTTCAAATGTAGAGAATACGCCATTTGGGCTGTAGTCAACTTGAATATTGGTGATAACACATCTTCCAACTTTCGGTATGTACGGATTCTCTTCATAACCAACAGAACCTGGATTGTTGCTGGACGACAAAAATCTAATCTCAAATTCAGCAGGAACTCTAAGCATTATCTTGGTTGATGCCATTGCCTCTTCTTTGTTGGTTGAAGAAGAATCAGAAATAGCGGATGTGGCGGGATGCGAATGGTATCTGAATGTTTCTATGATATCTTTGATTTGCCCCACTTCTTGTTGGTTTCTAGGATAGAAATCCCAAGAAAAAGTAAATTCTCGTATGCCTTTGCTTTGAAATATTTTTTCTAGTCTAGGATTGACCACCATTCCACTCATTGACGCAACAGCGTCTCCCAAACCTGCTTTGTCTGCCATGTGCGTTCCTAATGCCATAGCACCTTGTGACAAACTTTGAGATATTGGTCCGCCCAAAACATCAACAGCACCTCCAGCGATTGCCATATTTGCGTCTTTGTATTGGAACACATCTGTTTGATTTATCTTGGTGCAAGTGGGAAGATAGATAGAAACCATCTGGTCGTATTGTGGTGCGTTTTGAACATATTTGGCTGCTGCTGTTAGTGCAGTTCCAGCCGCACCTGCGGCAACTCCAATTCCAAGTGCACCCAAAGCATTTTTACCTAAACTTCTAAATCCAGCACCCCTACCACCTTTTCTAAAATCTTGTATTATTGATCCAGTTCTAGATGCCAAAACTGCACCAAAAGTTGAAATTGTAGTGTTAATTCCCACATCAAGTGGTTTTGTGTTTAGGATCTGTTCTGTAAGACCAGATCTTGCCGCCAATCGTTCGCTTTCGTCAAGCCCTACTTTTCCAGATAGATCATCAGCATTTTCGTCAATAGTAGCAACACGATTTTGCTCAGATTTAACTACCTGTTCAATCATTGACTTTGCTCTAGCAGGATTGGTTTTTAGAAGTCCAAGAAGATCAGAATTGCCACTTGGGTCTAAAACTGCGCCTAGCCGTTTGTCACGCAAAATTTGATCCATATATTTGTGTTCGTCACTCGTAAACGGAGACTTTAACAACTCTTCCACAGAGAAATTTCCGTTTTGGTCAACACCATAAGAAGACAATTTGTTCATGTACTCCACATTTTTCTGACTCTCTGACTTCATGTTCTCTCTTGCATTTTTTAAGTCTGGTCGCTCCCATCTCCAAAATATCTTGAATTGCATAACATGAGGAACTTGAGCAGACCCTATGTCGATTGGATATTTTATAATAGACGGTTGTTTTCTAGATCCTCTTCTTACTTGGGGAGTTCCCTCAAGTCTAGAAATAACATCATCTGGGCCACTCATAGAGGAGTCTCTGAGTTGGTTATAACCAGATGGTCTATTGGATGCTACTGATGGCAATGATGACTGGTTTTGAGGTGTGGATTCAGCCATTTTCTATTTTTTCCTTGTGGGCTTCTACATATCTATATGCCCTACAAAGGATTCTTTAAGCCAACAAATCCATCAAAATACATGGGAAACCCAACTCAAATAGTATACCGCTCTATGTGGGAAAGACGATTTATGAAATTTTGTGATATAAGCGAAACTGTAGTCAGGTGGGGGTCTGAAGAGGTCGTTATTCCGTATATTAACCCGCTCGACAGAAAGCCCCACAGATATTATGTGGATTTTATCGTAGAAATGAAAACAGCCGTTGGTGGGATAAAAACCATGTTGATAGAGGTCAAACCCAAAAAACAAACACGAGAACCAAAAAAACCAAAACAACAATCTAGAAATTACATTTACGAAGCACGAACATGGATAACAAACAAGGCTAAATGGGAAGCAGCAAAAACGGCAGCAGAGTCTCGTGGATGGGAATTTAGGGTTTTAACAGAAGACGATCTTTTCAGAAAATCGAAATGATTACCAAAGACAACGAAAAAGAACTAAAGAAACTTCTAGAAGAAACCGTAACCGGATTGGGCGGAACGGATATGTCGTATGTAAACCTGTTAAAATATCTATCAACCATAAAAGAACTAAGAATTCCACCACGATTCATGGCTGGTCAGATGGTATTTTTTAAATATAAACCGCAAGACGACCGATTCTTGAGATCGCAAAAAGCGTATGATGTGTACCCTCTAGTGGTCATAACAAAGGTTCACGAAAACGGATTTGAAGGAATAAATCTACACTACATTTCACAAAAATGGAGACGATTGCTGTTTGATGCTATGGAAGACACCCTACCAATAAAGAAAAGCGGTGACGAGTCTCTCTCTAGACTTGGAGTATCTTATAACAGGTTGAGCACACCCCGACGATTTGCTTTTTTTAAGCCTTGTTACAAACGATATGTAATAGAGGGATTCAGAAGAAGACCCATACAGATTCCATCTGAATTTTGGGATGTCTTGGTTGATGTAGACCTATCGCTGTTTGTCAAGGGAAGAAAGATGAATGTTCGCCGTATGTCTTACAACCAGTCTATAATTTCAGGAAACAAAAAGCCATGACATTTTTGCCGTCGAACATAAATGGTATGTTGCAAAACATATACCAAGACAGTCTACTGTTTACAAACAGATACGAACTAATAGTAAACGCACCGAAAAAAATGGGGGCATTTGTATCAAGAACAATGACCCTCCGATGCAATTCTGTTTCAGTTCCTGGTAGATCTTTATCAACCACAAATTACAGATTCTATGGCCCACAAAGACAAATGCCATACGAACCGCTGTATACGGGTGAACTAGGAGTTTCTTACATACTCTCTGGTGACATGCGAGAACGAGTTTTCTTCGAAAACTGGTTAGATATTATTTGCAACAAAAACAACTATAAATTCTCATACTACGACGAATACATCACCACACTAACGCTTAATGTTTTAGACAAAACCGATTCGGTTGTGTATTCCGCAGAAATAGAAGAAGCATATCCCAAGCAGATTGGAGAAATTGGAATGGGATACGATAAAGAAAACGAGTACATGATACAAGATGTTACATTTGCTTTCAGAAAATATACACCAAGAAGCGTTACAATAAACTCTCCAGCACAATCACAAATACAAAACGGCTCTGGTGCTGTAAACACTCAACAAAATCCAACCCAAACCGATCCTCGTTCAATACCGTTTGGTTTGCTCCCAAATTCAAGAGATGGAATGCCACGACAATGGTTTGAAATGAGAAACGGAAAAATGACAAGAATAGGAAGAGACGGATCGCAAAACGGTATACTTTAAAGTTTAGAAATCATTATAAATAACTGAACCACTTTTTAATGGAGACAGTATGAACAAACTGAAACTAAACTCTGCTACATTACCACAATACACCATGAGTCTTCCTGTTTCTGGTATGACTATAAAATACAGACCTTTTGTTGTGCGAGAAGAAAAAATACTTCTGATAGCAGTTCAGTCCAAAGAGATGAACCAGATAGTAGACGCTATGAGAAATATTGTTCTAGCCTGCACTGATGGTGTTTTAGACACTAAAAAAATATGCACAGCGGATTCAGAATACGCTTTTCTTCAAATACGAATGAAGTCTGTTGGAGAAGAGGTAAAACCTCAAGTAGAATGTCCAAAATGTAAACAAAAAGCGTCTATACGAATCAATCTTCAAGAGGTTGGCATAAGCAAGGCAACCAAAGAAACAGTAGACTCTACAATTAAAATAAATGACGATCTTAGCCTTATTCTGAAATACCCATCAATGCACGATGTGGACTACAGCAAATCTGAGATAGATGCAATATTTGGTGTAGCAAAAGACTCTATAGAAACTGTAATTTTCAAAGACGAAGTATACAACAAAGACGACATAGATCCACAAGAACTATCAGACTTCATGGACAATCTGCTTCCAGAACAGTTTGAAAAAATTATGGAGTTTGTCAAGTCTACGCCTGAACTACGATACGAATTCAAATATAGTTGCCCGAAGTGTGGAGAAAGGGCAAGAGTGGAACTAAACAGCATATCAGATTTTTTTCAATAGCACTCTGCCATAACGACTTGGCAGCGTACTACAAGACAAATTTTGCCTTGATGCAGCACCATAAGTACTCTCTTTCCGATGTAGAGGATTTGTTGCCTTGGGAAAGAGAGGTATACATAAATTTGTTGATACAATACTTGAAAGAGGAAAAAGAAAAATCTAAGCGTCAAGGTACAGAATAAATGCCCCCACGAAAAAAGAAGTTTGCTCTAAATCCAGGTTTAAAGAGACAACTTGCTGTATTTTTAAAAAATCAGGGGTTATCAGATAAAGAAATCATATCTGCTACCCGTGAAATTGAAAAACGAGTAGGGCTAGGACTAACCTCTGCTCCAGAAGTGGTTAGCGAATATTTGGCAGAACACAATGAAAAAAAGACTGCCAAACGCATCAAAGAACTAGACAGAGAAAATAAGAAAAAGCAAAAAGAAGTAAAGGCAAAGATCAAAACATCTAAGCCGATAGAATCAAAAGCAAAACTGCTTACGGGTGTTGCTCCTGTTGAAGTAGAAAAAAACCTAGAAGAAATTTCTAAACCAGCAGAAGAAAAACCATCAGCCACAAATAGAACTCTAGACCCAAACACAGAAAAGCGTATAGGAATACTAGAGTCTCTTCTAGAACAACAAAAGAAAATAGGTGGAGAAGACACCGAATTGTCACGAGCAGTTCTGGGTGAAGGCGATAAAAAAGGAATTCGCATTCAAATAGAAGAACTCGTTAAACAAAACAGAGAGCGAATTGGTGATCTAGAAGACCCAAATAATGCTGCAAATTTTGAAGTAATAGAAGAAGCCCTTGCTTTATCTGAAGCCGCTGTTAGTAGCAAAGACAGAAAACAACAAATAAGAATTTATAACCGTTTAAAGTTCATAAGAGAAGCAGCAGAAAAAACAACTGGTGACAAATCCGACATTGCAAAAACCATAGCAAAAATAGTAAAACCAGTAGAAGATATACTAAAAAAGAAAACTGGATTTGGTGAATTTGCTAAAGAACGAATAAAAACAAAACTAAAAGCACTACCAGAAACAATTGTAAGAGAGATACCGCTAATAGGTGGTATGCTCGGTGATTTCCTTTCCGAAAAACGAGAGCAAAAAGAAGATGTTGAACAATATGCCGGTGAGCGTATAGAACAAATTTCTAGAGCAGGAAAGAAAAGAGATAGTCTATATGGAATCTTGACTGGTAGAAGAGGTGCTATTCGTCCAAATGCAATAGGTGGGAAATTTCCACCAGAAGCGACTCCTCCATTTGCAGGAGCGACACCTGTTTCTGATTTAATGACAGGTGCTCTACCCGAAACAAGAGCAGGAGACATGTTCCGAACAGAGGGTTTGGGGGGAGTGATTAAAGAATCCCCAACCCTTGGAAAAATATCAGCAGACATAGAAAAGATAAAAGAAATCCTAATCTCAAAGTTTGAGAAGGGAACAGATTCTCTTACTGAAACAGAAAAAGAAATAGAAAATCAACTAGCAGAAAAAAGAAAAAGAGAAGACGATAAAAAAGCACTGGCTGATACCAAAAAGGGCCCATTTGGAAATCTCATAGACTCTATAGGCAAAATGTTTGGTTTTGGTGGTCAACCACAAGGAACGGCTCCATCACAAGGATATGGTATTGGTGATATGGCTACTGATATGATTATTGATGAGGGCATAAGCAGAGTCGGAAAAAGCAGAGCAGGCAGAGGTATAGTATCTGGTGCTAAAAATATGATGTCTAGAGGGTGGAAGGGAGCCAAAAACTTGGTTGGAGGTGCGTGGCAAGGTACAAAAAACTTGGCTGGAGGTGCTTGGCAAGGAGCAAAATCAATGCTTGGTTTTGGTGGAGGCGGTGCATCCACAGCCACGACTGCTGTTGCAGAAGGTGCGTCTAGCACAGTAGCAAATACTGCTTCAACAGCAGCAAAATCTGGAACAAGTTGGTTTGGAAAAATGGTTGGCGGTGCTAAAAATTTGGCTAGCAGTGCTTGGCAAGGCACTAAAAATTTGGCTAGTGGTGCAATAGAATCCATAAAAGCACTAAGTCCAGCAAAACAAATAACAAAAGTAGTTGGTGGTGCGGCTAGAGGAATAGCAAAGGTTGTAATGAGTGCTCCAGTTCTTGGAGGAATTATTGCAGCCATAATGCAGGGTGCTGAAATCAAATCTGTAATTGATGACCCAAATCTACCTGTAGAAGAAAAGAAAGAAAAAGTTGGAGTCGGTATTATGAAATTATTGGGTGCAGCAGGTGGTGCTGCACTTGGAACTTGGCTAGGTGGTGCAGGTGGTGCTGCACTTGGTAGTGTTGTTCCTGTATTGGGAACTGCGGCAGGAGGATGGCTTGGTAGTTTAATTGGAGCATTAGGTGGAGAATGGGTGGGAAAAACTCTTTTAGGAGCACTAGGAGAGTCCCTCGGAGGAAAGGAAATTTACGATATCGCTGCTTCTGTTCCAGGAATCAGCAGTCTTATTTCTATTCCTGAAGACAAAAAGACAACAGACTCATCTAAAGCAGGAACAAAAGGTGTTATAACAGATCAAACAGCAGATCAAAAAATAAAACCTTCACAACCCGCTACACCCAACACCACAGTCGGTCAACAAGTTCGTGCTTTGGAAAGCGAAAGAAGCGGTGCAGAAACAGCAAAAGCCCAAGCAGCACAAACACAACAAATGAAAATGTATTCTGGTGGAGTTGCTGGTGGGGCTAGAATGTCTTCTAATATAAGCAATCAAACAAACACCACAGTAAATAACTACAACGACGATATAAGAATAAGAAACAACGAGCCATCGCTAAAGAGAATGGAACAATCTATTTTATAAAGAAAAAGGGGCACACCGAAGTGTGCCCCTTTCGTGCTGCTAGGCGGTTGGCTTACTCGTCGCCAGCCAACTTCTCAAAGTAGGATAGCGAGTCTTCCACCTCGTCATCAGACTCAACAACCCGCTTGATCTCCTTCTTGGGAGCAGGAGCAGCAGGCTTCCGCGTTTGGGGACGCGGTGTCTCATCTTCATCATCAAAAGAGGCAGATTCCGCACCGCCCTTTGCAGCGGACTCGTTGACAGACGCACGGATATCGCCACCGAGAACCTCGTGGAGCCGTGTCTTCAACTCGTCGTAAGACTTGAAATTCTTGGGGTCGGTGAACTCCTTTAGAGGATACTGCTTCTTCCACAACTCCTCTAGAGCCTTGTCATCACCACCCATCAGGGGAGCCGCTTCTGCAAACTCACTACGCTCGTAGTTCACATAACCGTCCACCTGACGAATCTTCAACTTGAAGTCTGCACCGCCCCAAAAGTCAAAGGGATTCATGGGCTTCTCGTCCTGATATTCAGGATTCATGGCACTCTGAATCTTCTCAAAAATCTTCTTGCCGTAGCGATACAGGAACACCTTGCCCTCGTTTTCAGGATTCTTGGGGTCGCTGACCACGAGAATGTTGCTGACATACGATAGGCGACGCTTGCGATCACGAGCCAACTTCTTGTCGTCGTCGCTGCCGCTGTTCCACAACTGCGAGTTCAGTTCCGAAACAGGGTCTTTCAGACCAATGGTAGTGAGAGAATTCTCAATATACCATCCACCTGGACCACGGAAACCGTGATTCCACACCCGTGCCCACGGCAGGTCTTCGCCTTCAACCGCAGGGAGGAAACGGATCACTGCAAATCCGTTAGAAGTCTTGTCTAGTGTGGGCTTCCAAAATCGGTCGTCTTTGTAGGACTCTGAACGCTTGTTCAGTTTCTCCATTTCAGCCGCGAGGGACTGATAAGAGGTGGGCGACTTGGAACGATTCTTCATATCCTTGAAACTCATGCGTATCTCCTTGTACTTGTTGTACTGTGTGTGTTTGTATGTTGACGAACAATTCAGACACAGGTATTTAGGTAACTATACCCCAATCCCTGCGGCTTGTCAAGTTTCAAATAGGAAGTTTTGCTTTTTTGGGGAGCAGATTTAGATTCTGCCCTTCAGCCCGTATTTTTTCAATTATAGGCTTGTTCAAAAATTTAGCAGCCACTTGTGGTTCAATTCCGTAACGCTCACACACCGCAATCACCGAGTCAATATACGAAACTCCGTATTTTTGAGCGTGCGTTTCTACTTCTTTGGGGAACCGTGCGTTATTGACTTCCATTTCAGACCTACTTTCAATTTTATACATAAGTTAGCAGTATTTAGGAACCCGATACCCCCAAGACGGAGCAAAATATCCAATGGGAGCAACTAGCGACAACTATCTGATTTCTACAGACGGAGTGACCTATGAGATTGCCAGTATTTATTCTGCTGGTCTTACAGGTCATATTCAGTACACACAAGTATACGGTGGAACCCTTTCTGTAGGAAATACTGTCGGCGTTACCTTTAGTGATGTTGTGGTTGGTAATACCGTTGGTGTAACCTTCGGTACGGCAAGTGTAACATTCGGAACGGTGGATGTCAATGTTATAGGCGTGACTTCTTCCGCAGTTTTTGGAATAACTGTTGGTAGCATAAACATTGGAAATACTGTTGGGGTTACAGGTTCAGTTGATGTAGGAACCGTGAGCGGCACGGTAGGTGTTACATTTGGAAGTGTTGTGGTTGGAAATACCGTTGGAGTTGTGTTTGGTAAGGTAAGCGGAACCACAATAGACTACATTACTCAAATAGGTTCAATTTTTGCACCCGTAACTGTTACATTTGATGATATATTTGCAAATCTTGTTGGTGTGACATTTACAGCGGTTCAAATAAGCAACACAGTTGGTGTGACTGGCACAGTAAATGTTGGAACTGTTGGCAGCACTCTTGGAGTAACACTGGGAACCGTAAATGTTGGAACTGTTGGCGGAACCGTAGGGGTGACATTTAGTGATGTTATTATAGGAAATACTGTTGGAGTGTTGATTGGAAACACTCTTGATATCGGTGTAACATTTGGAACAGTAAATATTGGAACTGTCGGCAGCACAGTGGGTGTCACATTTGGTAATGTTGTGATTGGAAACACAGTAGGTGTAACTTTCGGTAATGTTGTTATTGGAAATACAGTAGGCATTACTGTTGGAACTGTGGATGTTACATTTGGAACCGTAAATATTCGTGGACTAACATCTGCATCCGATACCATTACGGTTTACGGTGGTGGAACAGCATCTACAGTTTCGGTTGGATTGTTCGGATTTACTGGAGCAACAGCAAGCCCAATATACACAGAAAACAACGCTCTTAATGTAAACATCAAGGCTGTTTCTGGAACACTAGATTTTTCATCTACTGTTGGCGGAATTACTGTATCTGCAACAGATTTGGACATAAGAAATCTAGATTACACTTCCGATTCGGTTGAAGTTGTTGGACAAGGTGCTGCGGATGATGCGGCACTATCAACAGTACCAACATATCTGACAGCAAGAGCAGCAAACGGAAGCCTGTATAGAGTTGGTGGTATAACTGGTGCGGGATGGAGTTACGCTGCCATCAACACATATTTGGTAAACAGCGGATTCTCGTTTACTGCACAAGTAACTCTTGGTGCTGCCGTTGGCATCTCTCAAGAATACAACAACCCCATTCAGGTTGCTGGTTCTACCTATGCCGCTACAGGAATATGGGTGGCAGGAGATACTGCAAACGGTCCAGTTCTTGTCAAAGGTTATTCTGGTGGACTGTTGCCTGTTGATCTACAGTCTTCCACGCTTGTAACCCAAAGCAATTTTGATACCAAGATTGCTCAACTCAAGACCAACAGCGATTTCTTGATTGCAACCAAGAAGGCTCTATACGACTCATCTGTTAGTGTTGGTGCTTTGGATTTCAACGATTCTCTGTCTATCTACACACTAATAAAAAATGCAGTAAACACTCAACTGCAAACCCTAGCCAATACTGTAAACGCTAGCAGCGGAACCATCGGAGTGGCAGTAGAGGCATACACTCTACAGCCGTCTTTCATGGCTCGCACAAATTATGTGAGCAACACAGCAAAGAACCTGACTGAATATAACGGAAACGCAGGATTCACCTGTGCCAATGGTATTCGCATCAAGGTTTCACGAGTAGCAACAGGAACAAACGCTTCGCAAAATGAAATTATGTGTGTTATTTCTGAAGCAGATGCAGCAGTTTATGGTGCTACCGCAGGAACCGCTTCTTACACCATGTATCACGGCGACGAAATGTTCTTTGAAGTGGACAACATCAATAAGATTAAAGTGTTCTATCCACCGTATTCTGCAAGTCTTGCCCCACACAACACAGGAAGCGGAATTACTTTCTCGTTCTACGCTTCGTAAAACCAATCTATGCTTCGGACACAACACAGACAACGCGAAGCACATTCGCTACTGAATCGTGATGTGACACCCAGTGTCAGGGCTACAATTTACGGAGCAGACGGAAACAGCGACACATACATCACCAACAGAGAAGCGATCAAATCTGTCTCCGTTTATGAAATTGTGGGATCAAAGTTTATTGATATTCCAGACGAATCTCAAGAAATTGCAGTAACCGACGAAAACCCCACAGCAAATTATTCAGGTGGAGCGGGAGGTAATCTGCTCTACCGATCTCGTGAATATTTGAGAGTTGGTGGCAATACTTTAGAAAATTATCGGGCGGTGATTATTTTAGAACCAACCACGGCTATCGCCTCTGCTCTGTCCACCGTGAGCGGCTACACGACAGGAGCCGCCTACAGCGTGGGCAACGCCACCTTGACCCTATCCCTGCAATCAGGAGCCACAGGAACCGCCCTAGAAGCCGTCCTGCTGCCTCTAGGAGTCACCGTGGACGCTTCTGTATCGTGGTATAAGCCGTCAGAAGGGGCAGGAACCACATGGTCTAATGGGGGAGGAGACACCGAGCCTGCGGCGGCTGAAATCGTCTCCACGGGCGTGTGGAGCGGCTCAAATATTTCATTTGATATCACCCCATTTTTAAATATTTGGAACACCAGCGGAAAACAAAAATTAGCAATTACTATAAAGGCTCAACAACAGGGTGGAGGAATACTACAATTCCACTCTTGGGAATCACAGAGTTCTGCTATTGGTGGTGGCAATTTGTTAAACTGTCGATTCTTGGCTGGTGGAGACAGCAACAGCACATCCACCGAAGGCATTCGTGTACTTGTTCAAACTTCAGGATCAACCGCCGCAGGAGTCACGGCAACAGTATCCATTGCAGACGAAAGAAACACAGCAATTCAGCAGTGGAATTCTTTTGGTGCGTCCATAACCACAGGCAGCACATTCACATTCTTCTCACCTGATACCGAACAAGGATTGGTGTTGGGAAGCGTGAATTGCACATTGAATGATAAGGCATCAGACAATACAGGTTCGCCTCTTGTGGTCACAGGAATTTCTCTAGGTGGAATAACTGCATACTACACAACCGTAGAATTGTCTAGTGTTTCGGTTCTGCCATCAGGAACAGGTATTATTGAAATATCTAATCCAACGACACAAACTCTTTCCGACATCAACGGATTGGCTGTGAACCAAAACATTTATGTGGACTACCGTGCAGGGTCAGCAACCAACAACTCTCGTTCGTTTACAGTTAAATTCGTGGCAGATGAAACACTAAAACAAAGCCGTGCACGAATCTACTTGAACGAGACTCCCGTTTCAGAAAACAGAAACGGGTTGAACACACGAATCAGCGTGATCCAAACCAAGCCGTCATTGACTATGGATTTGCTGCTCGGTTAAAGCGTAACCACGCTTTTTCTCTGCTCGCTCGTGAGCCTTCCACAATCCGTGACTAAATCCCGAATGGTGTCCGTGAGAGTATCCCTGTGAATACGACCACCGATAAAACTTCATTTGGACAGCAACGAATGCGGACACGCCTGAAACGATTAAAAATATAGTCTGTAGGTCTTCCATACTGGTATATTGGTTTAGCGACAGGGTTGAACTGTTTCTTCACAAACAAAAATTCCTTCGCTTGGATTCGAACCAAGACAAGGAGGACCAAAATCTCCTGTGCTACCGTTACACCACAAAGGAACTGGCTCGGCTGGATTCGAACCAGCAACCGATCCGTTAACAGCGGATTGCACTACCGTTGTGCTACGAGCCAAACAGCGGGCAAGGTGGGATTCGAACCCACGATACGATTACTCGTATACAGCATTTCCAATGCTGCTCCTTCAACCGCTCGGACACCTGCCCTGAAATCAGATGCCCTTTTCAGCCTTTACCCAAGACGGAAGACGATCTTGTGCTTCCAACTTGCGAAGGGTTTCCTTCTTGGCATTCAGTAATTCTGTTTGGCGAGCCTTCTTACGAGACTCATACTTACGCTTGCGACGACGATTCAACTCACGATACTTGTTCACCATTTTAGTGTTCTCCTTTACAAAGTGAGCCTACGGAGATTCGAACTCCGGTCAAGAGGATGAAAGCCTCCTATCCTAGACCACTAGACGATAGGCCCAGACGCTAGTTTTTTCAACCGAATGCGGCGGTTCCTTGGACAAAACTAGCAAAACCTGATTGGTCAACGCACCCAATATTGCCCACAACCACCGTAACCACCATAAACAACAGGAGCAACAACCACAGGTCGGTAGTAAGGTGTGGGATAGCAGTAATTATACGATTGATACGGCACATACGCAGGGGTGTATCCATAATACGGCAAAACTCGTGGAGTAACACATCCACCGTAATAACCGCCACCGTAATAACCACCGTAGTAACCAACGCCTCCACCAAAATTGGTGGTGACAACGCTTGCACTGCCGTAATTACTTGAAACAACAGTACTGCTGTAACCTCCACCGAAACCAACTCCAACACATCCACCGCCGTACCATTGGGCGTAGGCAGAGGTTGAGAGCGATAGAACGGCAGAAACGATGAGAGACTTTAGATTCATGGTTTAGTTCCTTTCACCATATGTTATCAAGATTGTGATGCTTGTCAAGCCGTCAACGAGGATTCTGTTTATTTGATTTTGGCTTTTGACAACCACATCTATCGCCGTTCCGTATCTTTCGGACAGCATTTTTTAAGAGTAGACTCTTTAATTTGTCCCTAGAATTCTTGGGATTCTGCATTTTGCTCCTAAACTATTTAGGAGTTTTCTGCTTCCAATTCCTCAAAAATCGTGATCCACTTGGGGTCTTCACCACGACGCAGATACGCAGCCTTCGCAAATCCCCATTCCTCACGCTCTTGAATGCGGTATCCGCTCTTGTGCTTTTTAGCGTATTTACGAGCAGCCTCTTGATCTTCGTAATACTCGTAGTTGCCTTCATCATCCATAGCACCCCACAGACCGCTAGAGGTCTTCCACACATCACCGGGACGGTGCTTCTGTGCAGCGGCAGCACTTTCACCACTCTTTTCTTGCTCGCCGCCTTGCTGTGGTTCGTCTTTCACATTGAACACAAACTTCTTGCCGCTGTGTGGGCCTTTGCGGAGTTGTGAGAAGAACTGCACCACCTTGTGCTTGGCGAGTTCAAGGTTGTTTTGTCCTTCGCCCTTCTTGAAACGCATGAGAACTTTACCAATTCCAGCACTTTCGTTTGTGCCGATATAGTAAAAGTCCTGATCGTTCTTGTACATCACCGAGTGTTGCTTGTAGTGGCGACCCAACTTGACAATTTCTTCTTTTTTGATGTTGGGGATGAGCAGACTCAACTCCTCAACAACGCCACCTTCTTCTTGGTAGCCGCCCTTCATCTCAATATAGCCGTAACCCATGTCACGAACACGCTTCTTGAGGTCATCGTGGAGTTTTTTGTTGTTTTCGCGTGAGTTTTCGCCACGGAAAGCACTCACAATACCAAAATCTTTGGTGTCGTCCTCCACATATTGGAAGACGCGGGACAATTTGGCTTCAACCAGTGGCGTTTCGGTCGCGTCTTTGCGATCAAGCCACTCGTTTAGTCCGTTTTGGTCAAGAAACTGTGAGAATTTCTTCATTTTCATCGTTCTCCTGTCGGGGTTTCACTATATTTAGCGGAAAAAGGGTGTTCCCGTGGAGCATTACACCCTCATTTGTGGTGTACCATATCTCCGAAAACGCTCCGTAGCACCACGGCATACACCGTTCGCACGGTCTAGCCATCCGCATCTGCCCCAAACTGTTAAAACGCACATTGAAAAGCACCAAATCCCGTTCAGGAGAGTCCAATTTCAAAAATGCGTCCAATTCCGAGTGCATTTCTTCAAACATGTAGCCCTTTTCCTTCGCAACAGGGTGAGTTTTGAAGCGATTGCGACCAATCGCAACAATTCGGTCACGCCGAAGTATCAGGGAAAGGTGCTTTTTCTGCCGCTTGATGTTCAAGCACAGAGGATAAGCGTATTCCAACAGTCTTTGAATTCGCTTTGCGTTCATAAGGAAAAGACGACAGAGAGAATTAACCCTCTGCCGTCCAAAAGTGGGGGTATCAGAGAGCCTTGCAGCAGTCTTCAGTCTTGCTGAAACTTGCCCGCTCAAACTCACGATACATTGCAGTCTCGCTATCGTCAAGGCGACGAGCGATCTTCTCGTTCTCGCTGTCAATGTAGCGATACGCAGCCTCAATATCACGATTGCGGTCATTCGTCTCGCTAGCGATCACCTCGTTGATGATGTCCATGCTCTGCTTCTGACTAGCAAGCACATAGAACACCACCGTGGTGGACAGGAAACCGTAGAACGCGAGGAATGCGTTGGTAGCCGACAGAGAGTCACCACCCTTGGCAGTCATCCACCAAAAACCACCAAAGCCAATAAGGCTCAACAGAGCGTAAGTGCTGAACACAGAAATCTTGATACGCATGAGTTTCTCCTTGAAAGTGTGTAGTGAGAAAACACCCACAGGGTGGGCGTGTGAAGAATTTAGCAGTCACACGCCCACCCCAAAGATGTTGGAAAGGCTTTGAATTAGCCGACGAACACCTTGACGGTGGCATCGGTCATGCCCGAACCGAGACGCTTCGTCCAACGGTTCAGCAGAATCGCCACGCCCTGCTCGCTGCAACGGAAGGTGTACGCACGACCCTCATCGGTGTTGCGGGTGCGAATCAGGTTGATGTTCGTGCCGCTGATGCGATCAGCGAAGGCATCAAACTTGCCCTCGTTGCTGCCAGCGTAGAGGTCAACATTCACAGAAACGGTGTAGTTGCGAGTCTTCATTACGAGTATCTCCAAATCGGGCTTGAGTTGAATTAGCCGTAGGTGCTGCCCGTTAGCACCGTTGGCTGACTTGTACTCCCATAGTATAACATCATTCGCGGCAATGTCAATACCCTTGGGAGAGTTTTCTATATTTGTTTTGAATACTTGAATCAAATAGTCTCGGGGTTGTGTGAGAAACGAATATCGTGAAGTTCAGGAATATTACCGTATGACAATTCTTTAGCCAAATACATTTTGAATCCACCCAAATCCTTGAACTCAACTATTTCACCGTTGTGAATTAGTTTAAACACACCAACCCGAGACAGCACATCACACTTGTTGATGATTAGTTCAGAACAACCCGACAACTTAATTGCTGAAATCAACTTGTCTAGATTCAGCCAGTTCGCAAGCCGCTTTCGCCCTGTGGTTGTGCCGTATTCGCCACCCTCACGGATAAGTGCGTCAATCTGCGGGTCTTCCCAAAGGGTTTCAGGGAATAGCGGATCGGTTCCGCTCTTGGTGTCGTAGGCTTTGGCAACACCAATCAGCCTGTTCAGTTTTCTCGGGGAAAAGCCAATAGAACAAGCCCCATAAGGCATAGTAGAACTGCTAGTAACATACGGGTAATCTCCGTGATCTATGTCTAGCCAAACACTCTGTGCTCCTTCGCACAGGATGTGCCCGTCCATCTCTCCGTCCCACAACCAATCAGAAATAAAGTACTCTGCTGCTCGTCGTCCGCAACGCAGCATCTTGTCTGCGTAGCACGGAGCAATACCTTGCTTGGTTGTTCCTAGATGGGACAGGTTCTTGGTGTCGTAATCAATATGTGCAGCAGTAATGATATGAGCGGCAGGTGAAATCTTGACAAGACTGGTATCAAAACCTTCACTCCGAAGATACCGAATTTCTTCAAAAAACTTGTCGGTGTTAATCACGCAGCCTGGCCCAATCAAGCACCGCTTGCCTGCGAAAATGCCTGAAGGGATTATATGGGTCTTGTGCTTCTTGCCGTTCACCCACACGGTGTGCCCTGCGTTTGGGCCTCCGTTCCAACGGCACACCCAATCGTACTTGGGAGCCATTGCAGCAGACACCTTGCCCTTGCCTTCGTCACCCCATGCCAAACCGTACACCACATCAACGCCGTTAATCATTGTAGCCCCAATTCTTCGTCTAGTTGTGCGAGGCGGTCAAGTGCTTCCAATCTTTTGCGAAGTTCGTCGTTTTTGTCTGCTACCTTTTCGCACACATGGCAACCGCCCTCAAAACCTTCTTCAAAGGACTTGATGCGATCTTCAAGACGAACAATCTCTGCATACGCATCAGAGAATGTGCGAATCACATCGGTGGGCAAGTCTGTTCGTTTGCTCTGCTCTCGCAAGTGCATGGCTACATCATACTTCATAGTAATCTCCGTTTAGTGCCCCCGACAGGACTTGAACCTGTAACCTACCGATTAAAAGTCGGCTACTCTACCAATTGAGTTACGGAGGCTGAATTTCTTTAGAACAGGCTAGGCTGCTGTGAATCGTTCTCTACACGAATGCGGACACGCAAATCGTCCAACGCATCGGTGAGACGAATAATCAAATTTTCAAGTTCTACCGCTGTGTAACTCTCTACCATCTCAATGGTGTCCACACCGAAAACTGCCATGCACGGGGTGTTGCCCTTGTGGGGATTGCGAACGATTTGTGTTCTGAAATGTGGGTTGTTCATTTAATTCTCCATTAGCCACTTGTGTCTAGCAACCAATCCAAATTCTTTTCTGATGGGCTTGCCTTCACGGAAAGCCTGCATCATGTCCATGAGGAACATTGTAATGTGTTCGTCACCCGAAATCAAGACCTCATCGTGAAGAATATCAAACAAATCCAAAGTTGCTTGGGCAGTCACGGGATAACGCTCACCATTGTGATTATAAAACCACAGGGGCTTGTTCCGAGTTTTCTTTCGCACAGGCTTCTTCATCGCTTAAACAGATACTTTAGTCTGCTCCAAAGATTTTCGTATTGGGGAAAAGGCATAACTCCACGCTTCAGACTGTCCTGCCATCCACTTCCATCAGTCTCCCGCATATACTTTAGAATGCTTGCAGGAGGATACCGTCCGCTTACATCACGCCACACATGGCACTCGTCAGACAGGATACGAACCTGCCGCAGCAGTTCTTCCTGCCGTTGCAGCAACCGCTCCTGAAACTCGCGGTCACACAGGCACATCAGCCTTCGTTACCCCACACGGTGTTTAGTTGACGATTCACCCGAATGAAAGTTGTGCACTTGCTCAAGTCCTTGAGACGAGACGCACCCACATAGGTGCAAGCAGAACGCACACCACCAAGAATCTGCTGCATCACGCCGTCCACCGAACCGATATGGGGAACCACAACCCGCTTGCCTTCGGCTGCACGATAGGTAGCCACACCTCCTGAATGCTTGTTCATGGCTTCTGCGGAACTCATTCCGTAGAACACCTTGCCGTCTTCGGTGCTTTCGCCTGCGGCTTCGTCTGTGCCTGCAAACATACCACCAATCATCACAAAGTCCGCACCCGCTCCAAATGCCTTGGCTACATCGCCGGGACAGGTGCATCCACCGTCCGACAGCACATAGCCACCTAGTCCGTGTGCGGCATCAGCACACTCCATGATGCACGACAGTTGCGGGTAGCCAACACCTGCAACCTTTCTCGTCGTGCAGACTGATCCTGGACCGATCCCGATCTTGACAATATTTGCACCTGCCAAAATCAGGGCTTCGGTCATTTCTCGTGTCACCACATTTCCTGCAATCAGGACATGTCGTGGGAAAGTCTTGCGAACAAACTCCACATATCGCACAAACTTCTCGGTGTATCCGTTAGCCACATCAATGCAAATAAATTGGATATGGCGGTGTGTGTCAAGAATATCTTGTGCCTTTTGAATTTCATTCATGTTGGAGTTGGCATCACCCATACCCATTGTGTATACCACTCCACATTGCCCTGAATTGTTCCGGAGCCACCCAAACATTTCGGTGTCCCACTCGTCCTTGCTGTAATACTTGTGAACAGCACAGAGTGCACCGTGCTGCTGTAGAGCAGATGCCATGCGGAATGTTCCGATGGTGTCCATGTTGGAAGCCATGACAGGCACACCTGTCCAAACGGCTTCACCGCTGTGGGTCTTGAACTTAAAGGTGCGATTCAGATTCACCTTGCTGCGACTCTCCAAGGTGCTACGCTTGGGGCGAATCAGCACATCAGCGAAATCCAACTTTACATCGTCTTCAATCTTCATGGTGTACTCCTTTCACAATGCGGGTTGGGAGGATCGAACTCCCGTGACGGGTTTGGAAAACCCGCGTAATAGCCACTATACGAAACCCGCAACTACTTATCTCGCTCGGGAACTGACCCGAACTGCCCTCCGAAGGTTCTCGCGGTCGTCCGCACGAACTGCAACAAATTCAGGTGCAGTCTTGTGCGACCAATCCATAAATCCTACAAAACCCACCTCACGGGAACACGCCACACAGGTAGTAGTGTGGGGAAGTGCTTCCAACCGTAGTGGCGGAATTTGACATCCACAAGTATCACAATTACGCATGGGCATACCTTTCAAACTTTTGCTTCACGGTGCGGCATTCCACACGAGCCTCGCCGTCCTTGTGCATTCGTCGCTGCTTGAGAATAGCCTTGTTCCATCCGAACGGCTTGCACACTTGCTGACGCGAGCGGGAGACTGCTGCTCCTTCGCGTTCGGCTTCAAGGTCAAAACGGTCAATCACTCGCTTGGGCATACAGGTAGTATACCCTGTAACGAGCGGGTGTCAAGTCGCCAAACTAATATAGAAATATTTTAATGGAGTTCTAGAACTCGTGCACCAACAGTCCCTAGAGGGCCATTAGCAGAATACAATTTCATTGGCAAATAAAATCTACCGCCTGCGGGCACTGGAATATTTAAACTTTGTTCTACAACTGTATTTTTTGTAGAAGACGGTTTGTAAGCAGCCAAATTAAAAATAACCATAGTTGCAGAAGTATTTAAAAGTATAACACCCTTCATATCTTTTGGAAAATAATATTCAAAAAAAGCAGAACCCAAATCTATAAGAACTGCTTCACTATAATCATAGGGCAAATCAAACATTTCAATACAATCCTATCACAGAAACAGAACTACCAGCAGTAGAAGCACCAGAAACTTTTATAGGAAGAATAAAAGATGATGTTGCAGGAACACCTAATACTGTTTGAAATGTGACTCCACCAGTAGCAGCCCACATATGAATAGTTGCAGTAGAAGCGGTGCTTGAATTGGTCACAAGAATACCCTTCACCTTTTTGGTAGAAACATTCGTAAAAGATGTAGAGTTAGAGATCAATGACGCTTGGCTGTAAATGTCCATAGAGGTTCTCCTTGTCCTTTATTTATAAACAAAGAGGGGACGGCATTTCTGCCGTCCCGTCCTGCCCGTTCAGATGCGGGTGGGCTGACCCCACGGCTTCAAGCCGCCATTGCCAGTCTGTTGGCAATTATGGTTTACAACTGGTTTTTAACGAGGTGAGTTGCCTACCCCGAATGCCTCTTGCTTCTGTACTCCACGCCAGTCGAGTGCCTGTACAGCCCCAAGAAAGTTAGGAAGGATTTGCACCTTCTGTTCGGCTGCGTCGGTCAATTCAGTAGACCGTTTTACGCCGATGCGAGTCTTGTCAACTCCGCGTGTTCAACCACGCCGCTAACTGTTTTGAAGTGGAGCCGAGGGGAATCGAACCCCTGTCCTGTTCGTGTTTCTATCCGCCGTCAACAGCATTACTGATATTTAGCCAACTCCCGTTCCCACTTGGCATCAATCCGATGAGGCATGGGAAAGTGCTTGGCTAGCCTGTGTGCACGGAGACGAACCTCTCGTGGCACACGGGGAGTTTTCTTGGGGTCAAGCAGATCGTAAAGAAATTGCCGAACTCCGTTCAGACTGTTTACTTCTTCATGCGGTAGTGTCATTCTGTGCTTCCTTTAAAGCCTTGAGTAGTTCCGCATACATGGATTTCCATGTCTTGAGAGGAACGAATGCGGGATGCCCTGCCTCTTCATCCCACACCCACCACCCCTTGGCTTTGTCTGAAAGGTAACGGAACATGGCTGCGTCAAGAGCGTGAACTCCTGCATCGCCACTCTCCCACTTGAGAATCATGCCCCAAATGGTTACTTCAAGTCCGTCTTGCCATCCTGCCTGATAAGCGTCTTCGCTCCAGTCACGCATCACGCGGAGTAGTGCGTGTTTTGCGACTTCGACTTCGCTTGGCTTTTTGCTTTTTACCTTTGCCAAAAATAGCCTCCCAATTCTTTGACCAAGTGTTGTAATCAACGGGACGATACCTGTCACCTTTGCCTGCCGAATGCTTGCCGCCCATCAGCGAACCGTTGGGCTAGCCGAAACAGGAGTCGGCGTAGACGATTGGGTGAAACGAGTCTCAACCGCATCCACAAGCAGGTCGTTCACCATTTGGTTGAAGGTGCAGTCGTTGGCATGAGCCAACTTGGCAATCTTCAGAAAGGTGGCATCGCCTACCTGCATGTCTAGTGAAATTGTGGTTGTCTTCTTTGGTGTAGCCATTTTAATCTCCAATCTCTCGTCCATCAAGACTTCGGGAAACCAGTTCACGAGCACACTCACTCACCCACAACTCGTGCGGGTTGCATCCCCATTCCTTTACGGCACGGAGGATAAGACTATTTAGGTTGGTGTCCCGATCAAGTTCCACGATGCCGTCAAGATTTCCCTCTTGTGCTGCAATGGCATCTTCACGGGTGGCAAGGCAGAGTGCCCACTCGCCATCTGAACTGTAATCAATAATTGCGTGTTTCTTTTCGGTGTCGTTGTAAGAGTCTTGGTACATGGTTTCCTTTCGTGAATAGGCGGTTCAGGTGTCGATCCTGAATGAACCTGGTATAAGCAGGTCTGCGAAGCCGTCCGCCCACCGCCCAGTGGTTGCCCTAGTATAGACGCATTTATACGGTCTGTCTATGGGCAAGTGCAGATTTTTCTATATTTTACAGAAGAATTTGCAACCCCCTGATTTGAGGGATTTCTTTTAAGGGATTACTTCTGCCGACGAGTCTTGCTCACCGGCTTCTTACGAGCCTTGATTCGCTTGCTGCGAGTCTTGGTGGCACGAGTCACCACCGCGTCTTCTACGGTTTCCTTCTGCACCACAGGAGTGTAATATTCCTTGTGGTAGTCGGTGTATACATCAGCAGGCAACTTGCTCTGCTCTCGACCAGCAATCCAATTCCAAACACTCAACACCAGTGCACCACCCATTCCAACTCCCAGCACAAAAAATCCAAGTTCACCCATTTTCAGTTTCCTTTGTAAACGAGACACGAGACTTCTTGTTCACGACATGACCCGAGGAGGTCTTGAGCAGGTAGTTACTCTTCTGCCTGTCTTCGTCGTGTCCAAGTCTCCAGTTAAATTCAGGAACGCCTGCACCGCGCAAACGCTCCTCACACACACGCAGCATATCAGCAACCACTTCCGCAGTCAAGGCTGCTGCACCGCTTTCGTCAAGAGGCAAGGGAATGTCGATATGCAAACGAAACATTACTTACGCAAGTCCTTGAAAAGAAGTTTGTAACTAATCCATCCACACAAAACTGCCACTACAGCAGACATAAAAATCTGCCACACGGTCCAAAGCATTTCAGTTATCTCCATATGTCAGAGTTGTAAAAGTCTTTTTCATTTCTACGATCAAGAAATTCACTCAACTGTCCCTTGAGTTTCATATTTTCTTCACGCAGTTTTGCCATGTCCTCAACGGCAAACTTAAGTGAAGTGTTTTCTGCAACCAAATCGTCGTGCTTCTTTTGGAGTTCTGCGTTGGCTCGCATCAGTTCCTTGATCTTGTCCAACGCTGCATTCATTTGATAAGCGTATCCACTCACGGCATTTCTCCTTCTGCGGGATAATCAAATCGGGCTTCGTGCCAAGTCTTGTGAATCAGCAATCCGTCCCATGACGGACTCCAATACCATCCCACACGAATTTCTCCTTCAGTCAGGGGAAGTTGAGGATTGTCCATCAGTTCGTTGTACCGCTCTTTGCTCATCCCGTTGCGATCAAAATCGTCACGGGCGGTGTCGGGGTTTTCGATGTGTTCCGAACCGTCAGGAAAGAATTCACGAGGATCAGGGCTGTGCATTTTGTTCCTTTTTGTTTTTTCTAGACTTCTTCTTTTTATTGGATTTCTTGATTTGATTACCTTCAGAAACCCATCTAGCCGCTTGCATCAACCACACAGTTAGTTGTACGATTCTATGTTCAGAATACATGGCAGCAATTTTGTGATTGTGGTCGTTTTTATGAGGATGCTTAATAGTCATCCACCTATTTCCCAAAACATCCTCACAGCACTTTGCTTGAACATTGTCTCCGAAAAAAACTGACGGACAAGATGTCTTGTTGCTATTGTTAAAAGACATCACTCCACCTCCACCAGCACATAGGAGTAATCAGGCTTGTTGAAAGTCTTGACGATAGCCGAGTCGGTGTACCCCATCAGGTCTGCTGCGTCTTTAGGTGAAAGGCAGGTAACGCTCTTGACCTGCATGAATCGGTGGGTGATGGGAAAGTGCCCAATTTCCCTTTCCAAGATATCTCCACTCGTCAGACACGGACCTCCCTCAAAGTCCACCATTGTGAAACGAGTATTCTCATCTCTACCGTATCTCAAGTAGAGGGTTTCACCTTCCACAACAAATCGCTTGGGGGCAACCTGTGTGACCGAACGAATCTGTCCGTATCGGGAAGTGAAAGTGTAGGAAGTTGGGTACTGTCTCATGCCTAAAGTATACCATCAAATGGGGAGGAGTCAAGCCGTCCTACTGTATTCTGAATATTCTATATCCAGTAGTATTTGAATACTATCATCCTTCAACCCAGACACTGTTACTTATACGAGTGAAAAATTGGGGTGAATATAAAAAAGAATACTTTAGCGAGATTGTATTTTTGATTCGTAGGCGAGGATTTTGTCGCGTAGCACTTCCATTGTTTGTGCTAGTTCACGCCAACCCATGTTGTCCAACAGGTACGCCTCGTAGTCCTTGACAGCCGCTCGTGCAGCGTCTAGGAGTTCGTCTGTGGGGGTTTTGTCTTTGTCGTGGCGTGGCATGGATTACCTCCATAGGATTCGTTTTAGCAGCCTTTCCCACCACGACAGGAAGGGCGGCATTAGCGGCTCTTCCTTCGCTTTCAAATAACCTAATTTTTTGAGTTCTCGTGTCTCCAAAAATTCGTACTTGAGTAATTCTCGTATCTGATGTGGCAGAATCATCTGCACAGAATCAGAATAAGTTAGTTTTGCTAATTCTAAAAGTCCGTCAATGCTCCGTCCCTTGTGAACAATCCGCCAAGTGTCGCCGCCGTCGTGAGACTCACATAAACCATAAAGCCCACCCCCGTCGTCGTTGCTCAACAAATCAATGCCGACGATTGGGATGGGCTTTTCACTCATGCCGAGCCTCCTGATTATTTAGGAGGTGGGCGGATTCAGAGTTTCGCTGATTTCAGGCTTGTGGACGGAATTGTTGTATTCCTCAATGCTGGTCAGCAGTTCGGTGAGCCTGATGGGCGGATGCGAAAGAGCATCCTTCATGCGGTTCAGTTCACCAAACAGTTCGTCGGGCGTGTCGCCCACAACCCCCACAGGGTCTTCGGTGTAGCCGATGATGCGGTCGCCCTTGTAGTGGACTTCGTGGATGGAGTACCACTGGTAGCGGGAGTCGGTGTCGGTGTGAACAACGCGGTAGTTCCAAGTAAACGATGGTTCAGTTGTGTCAGTCATTGGTTTCCTCTTGTAAAGTAATAATTGCTCCGTGATTACGAACGATGTAAGCCCAATATCCACGGGCAGATTCGGTGTCTAGTTTGTAGACTCTTGGACTCTTTTTTCCTCCTCCAGTCCAAACCTTGAAAACCACAAGTCTTGGTTCAAGACTATCGGTTTCAAACTGATAGATGTCGCATTCCTTTGGGCCTTGTGCGGCTAGTTGCCACTTTCTTCGTGTGCGGATGTGAGTCATTGCTAGATGTTGCTCATTTGTTTTTTCTTTCAGCGGCGGCTCAACCCTGCGACATACAGAGCAGCATCCGCCGTCTGAGAAGCATACGCACTATCGGCGTTCATCTGATTCCGAAGTTCCTGCACTTCCTTCCGAAGTTCCTTCACTTCCTTTCGGAGAGCGAGGACAGTCGCGTGTGTGGTGAGATTCTTGTTGGTTTTGGTCTTCATTTGTTTTCCTTTGTGTTTCAGAGATTGGACTGGCAGGGCTTGTAGCCCGACTTGACGAAGGTATCCCAATACGAACGGGCATCCTCCACAGACAGACGAACGCCGTGCAGTGCATT